CTTGAATACCTTGAATACCTGTAGTACCACCAACACCAGCAACTCCTTGAATACCCTGAATTCCTTGAATACCTTGAGTTCCCTGAATTCCTTGAATACCTTGAGTTCCCTGAGTTCCCTGAATACCTTGAAGACCCTGAATACCTTGAGCTCCATTAGAACCAACAAATCCAGAAACTCCCTGAATACCCTGAATTCCTTGAAGACCTTGAAGACCTTGAAGACCTTGAAGACCTTGAGTACCCTGGATACCTTGAATACCTTGAATACCTGTAGTACCACCAACACCAGCAACTCCTTGAATACCCTGAATTCCTTGAATACCTTGAGTACCCTGAAGTCCCTGAATACCTTGAATACCTTGAGCTCCATTAGAACCAACAAATCCAGCAACTCCTTGAATTCCTTGAATACCCTGAATTCCTTGAGTACCCTGAAGTCCTTGAATACCTTGAGTTCCCTGAATACCCTGTAATCCTTGAAGACCAGCAGCAAAAGGAGCAGTCCAAGAAACACCAGCACCTGTTGATACTAAAATTGAACCAGCAGCACCTACATTATTTCTAATATCACGAAGAGCACCATCAAGTTTAATCTGACCTCCAACTGATAAAACAACACCATTAGGTACTTGAGTACTTCCAATACCAATTGCCTGATTACTAATCCAAGCATCAGTAGTACCAACACCAAAAGTACCAGCACCAATCCACATAAATTGCTTATAGGTTTCTGGTAAAGTATTCAGTCCTACTTTTTGAAGTGGAACTAGATAACTTCCTACTGTACTTGCAACAGCAATACCACCGTGATTTGCTGTTGTATCATTAGAAATATCATTACCAAAAGCATCAGTAGTAATACCAAGTACAATATCTTTATCTTTTACCTTGAGTTCATTAACCGCAAGGAATGCTGTCGTACCACCAACTGTTATGTTTCCACCAACAAAAAGATTTGAACCATCAAAAGTAAAATTACTAGAACCAGTTGGATTATTAGAACCATCCTTATAAACAATTTGATTAGCAGAACCTGCTACTGGACCAGTAATTCCTTGAATACCCTGTATTCCTTGAATACCTTGAATACCTTGAGTACCACCAATACCAGAAATACCCTGAAGTCCCTGAATTCCTTGAAGACCTTGAAGACCTTGAAGACCTTGAGTACCCTGGATACCTTGAATACCTTGAATTCCTTGAAGTCCTTGAGTACCTTGAAGTCCCTGAATACCCTGAATTCCTTGAGTACCCTGAATTCCTTGAAGTCCTTGAAGTCCTTGAGTACCTTGAATTCCTTGAAGTCCTTGAAGTCCTTGACGACCTTGAATACCCTGGATACCTTGAATACCTTGAATTCCTTGAGTACCTTGAATTCCTTGGATACCTTGGATACCTTGCAATCCTTGAGAACCACCAGCAGAAGGAGAAGTCCAACTTACTCCAGAACCAGTAGAGACTAAAATAGAACCAGCAGCACCTACAGTTCCATAAATGTCCTTAAGACCAGAACGAAATCTTATATTTCCATTTACATCTAATGCATCTGTTGGATTTGTTGTTCCAATACCAACAAATCCAAGAACATAAGCACCACCAGATACTTGAAGTTTTTGTGTTGTTATTCCTGTTGCTGTTGTTGTTCCTACTAATATTGGACCGTTAGTAAATGTGGAAAGTCCAATAATCTGAAGATCGGTGAAGGTGTTAGGTGCATTTTGAATAGCAGACTCAATCGTTGCAGTAGTTGTTGCATCAAGAGAAGCAATATTCTGGAGTTGTCTTGCTGAACTAATGACTTGATTAACACCAATATTAAGTGAATTTACAGTTACAATACCAGAAACTGAAGCATCACCTTGAACTGTAAGTTTTGATGTTGGATTTGTTGTTCCAATACCAAGATTTCCATCACCAGTAAGAACCATCTTATTGATGAGGTATGTACTTACTCCTACTTGCTCAAAATTACCAGAAGTTCCTACACCAGAATAAGTATCAAATCTAAATTCTCCTGCTGCTAAACGAATTCTATCTGGACCAGAAATACCAGTAACATCATTGCCTTTAAATAATAAAAGTTCAGACCTTTCACCTAATCCACTATAATCATATATTCTTTCACCAATAAATGTATTTGTATAAAGTGTTTGGTTATCAAGATAAGTTCCTCTAAATGCAATATAGTTCGATGTAGTAGAAATACCAACTCTTAGGTTACCATCAACTTGTAATTTTTCTCCAGGATCTGTAGTTCCAATACCAATAGAACCATTCACATATACAAAATCCAATGCTCCTGCTAAAAGACCAGTATTTGCCTTATATGGAATTGAATTTACGTTTCCTGGTGCAGTTATGTCTGTTACAGAAATTCTAACTGTTGCAATACCAGTTTGTTGTGTATTTGCAAATCCTACATAATCAACAGTAACACCAGTACCAACAAAATTAAATTTACTAAAACTATTTGCTAATCCAACTTGAATATTATTATTAAATACAGTAAAAGAACCAGGAATAAGACCCTGAGAAAGGTCTGTTGTCGAAACCCAATATCTTTTTCCTAATTGATTTTGACTTGCAACTAAAACATATTGATTTCCAGAAACTGGAACAGGATTTACTCCAATGGAAGAAGGACCAACCAGTGGATCTCCCAAATCAGGTTCTGCCTGATTTAGTCCCAAAAACTGATATCGGTCTGATGTAAGACCTGTTTGGGGTAGTTTCTTAACTCTTTTGCTAGTAAATCCTAAATTAGCCATTTATCTACTATTGATTTGTGGTTTCAAGAACGCTTGCAATAAACTTAATCTTTGCTGGACTATCACTTGAACTTCCACTAATTGTAAGATAATCACCCGTTTCGAGAATTAATCTTCCGTTTAAAAGATTTGCCGCATCATTTGGTGGAATTGAAAAATTTTTAACAAGTTCTGTGATTACAGGTGTTCCAGAACTCACACGATTGTGGTAGCAACTAATTGTTTGTGTACTATCACTAATATTAGAACATTGTGCTAGTAAAAATACTCCAACATATCCTGCTGGTGCTGTATAAACAGTATCAGTCGTCAACCCAACAACTTTGGTATATGTTTTGAAATTATTTACTGCTGCTGCCGCAATTGCCATTTTTAATAATCCTCCTTATTCTGATAATGCAAGAATGAATGGTGTTACTGTAGTAAATAGTGCTTGTGTAAAATCTCTACCTGATATTTGACCTGTTGATTGATTGATTGTAACTCCATCACCAATATTGAAATTACCAGATTGATCTGTACTTGTATAAGTTACAGTTCCACCTTCAATTTGAACCACTTTATTCGCAGGAATTACAACACCACCAAGAGCAGGTTTTGCTGTAAAAATGTTTGTACCAGCACCAACATATTCGAATGAAATTGTAGATGCGAGTTGTAAACTTCCCCTTGCAAAATAAACAGTTGTTCCAGCACTAACTGTATTATTTAGTGTCTGTAAAAAGGAGATTGTTGAAATACCAGCAGATGGTAAAGTTGCAGAAGAAACCTTATAATAAATTGGTTGATAATTTGAAACCGATGCTGTTGCTGTTGTTCCTGCTCCTGCTGGTCCTGCGATTGTAATCGTTGCACCATTCTTAAGATACTGTGAACCAGAGTTTAGAATATTAATCGAAGTAACTGATCCATTTTCAATTGTTGCCGTTGCTTGTGCGACAACTCCAGTTGGACCAGTTGGATTGCTAATCGTAACAGTTGGTTGAGCAGTATATCCAGAACCACCATTATCTACTCTAATATTATTAATATTGTAATATAAAGTTCCAAAGTAACAAGATTGACCGTCATAAGGACGATTTGTTCCAACACCAGAAACTGTAACTACATTCGATCTTCCTGGTGCATCAGTAACTGCAACACCAGTATAACGATAAATTGATTTTGTTGTATTATTTCCTACACCAGTTGCATAAAGACCATAGTTACCAAAGGATGAGTTGGAATTTGTAATATCACACTGCCCACCAGATGCAGTGTAAATTGCTATATCATCACAAATCGTAAAGATAGAAACTAACTGTGCGTATCCACCATTTGTGATTGAGACACCAATACCACCTTGATTATATTGTGTATAACTATCAACACTCATTGAACCAGTTACACCAATATCATCCTGATCTCCTGGTTCTGCATTGAAACCATCAACCTTAAGACCAATACTCTTACCAATAAAATTAGTAGAGTTTCTAATATAAGGTCCTTGTGTAATTGGTCCAACACCACTTGAGTATGCTGGTTTTACAATTCCACCACTCACATAAGTGTGTGGAAGTGTAGAAGTTCCCACATTGACTACAAAGGTCGTTCCAGAAGTTCCAATAACTTGATTAACTCTAAAATTGTAACCAAGATTTCCACTTGGATATGTTACAATTCCAGGTCCAGAAGAACAAGTAAATCCAAGTCCAATTAACGTAACAATATCACCAACTTTTACATATGCACCATTTGCTGTAATTGTTGTAATCCCAGTTACATTATTATAAACTGCATTTGAAATTGCAATTGAACGATTAATTACAAAACCACCATTAACATAATTGTGGGAAATTGTCGAAACACCAGTATTAATTACAAATGTTCCATCATTATTGATTTTTTTTACATAGAATTCATAACCATATCTTCCTGATGGGAATGATTGTGTAGAGATACCACTACCAGAATTACAAGAGAAATTAAGGTCACGAACTTCAATCATATCACCTGTTTTTACTGGTAAACCAGGAACTGTTAAAATTGTATCTCCAGTTGTATTATCATATAAAGCACTTGTAACTCCAATCACTGTTGTAAATCCAATTCCAAGATTTCCTGGATATGTGGTTTTAATTCCTGCTCCACCAAGAGCACTTAATCCATTATTAATAATAGTTGTAACAACACCAACACAAGAATAAATTGCCGATACCACATTCGCACATCCATTAATTCCATTATTAAATCCAGTAATAGGATCTGCTTGCATATCAAGATCTTTAACTTGTGTATAATTATTTTGGAAATTTGTATATTTTTGTACTGTTCCACCAGAAACATAAGTATGTGGTAAAGTCGATTGACCGACTATAACCTCAAAAGTATTCACCCCAACAACAGATTTAACATTAAAGATATAACCAACACTTCCAGTTGGATATGTGAGAGTTGCAATTCCTGAAGGACAAGTAAATCCAAGTCCAACAACTCTTACTGCATCATCTTTTCTCAAACCATGATTAACTGCTGTAATTGTAGTAACACCTGTTACGTTACTATAAACTGCGTTTGTAACTGAAGTTGCAATACCAACTGGATTTGCTCCCCAAGTTACATTATTAACTACTGCACGAGCAATTCCAGCAGCATAATTTAATGCCGCAATAGTCTCTGTCTTTACTCCAACAATATATTGAAGTGCTCCAGCATCTGTATAATATGTTTTACCTGCTCCTACACATTTGGAATTTCCACCCCTTGTAATATCATAACAAACTGCTTTAAATATTGACCTAATATCTGAAATACATTTTGTTTGTGTTGCTATACCAATAGAGAATGCTGGATTTCTATATTGTGTGCTTGTTAAATATCCTACTGCTTCATTTGCAATAAAATCAAGATTTAACCTAATCATTCTTGCTGCATCAAAAAATCTATCTGTTGATACACCTGTTAATGGTTTAAGTGAAACAATTGCAGATCCATTACTCATATCAGGACCAATGAAACTCAAATTGGTCATATGAACACTATTATTCACATAGAATAAATCACGATCACTATATCTTGGAGTAATTATACAGTTTCTTAATTCTGTTCCTTCGAGGGAAACTGTTTTACCCAAAACAATAGGGTTTTCTTCAATATAAGTACCAGGAAATACTTTAATAGTATCACCAGGAAATGCAATTGAAGCTGCTGCTTTAATGGACCTCTTTGGATAATTTTCTGCTAAACCAGTATTACCATCATCACCATTTTGAGATACAAATATAGTTTTTCCAGTTGGACGATATGCCTGTACTTGTACTATTCCTGTTCCAATAGGTGGTGTGAGTGAAATACCAATCCCAGCAGTAACTTTTGTTACAATATTAGAAAGACTTGAACCATCACCATAATAAGTTACAACACCAGAAGTTGCAGTTAAGATACCAGAAGAAATCTGAACTGTTCCAAGTGTAGAAATACCCGATACTGATAATGAAGTAACAGAAGCAATACCACCGATTACATTTGTTGCTGTTATTGCTGTTGTTGCTGTACCAATAATATTAATACCATAAGTTCCTGATAATCTAGATGAACTTATAGTACCAGTGGTAATATTTGCTGCATTCGCAAGATTAGTTGCTGTTGTTGCTGTACCAGCAACATTAATTACATAAGTTCCTGATAATCTATTTGGATTTATAGTACCAGTGGTAATATTTGCTGCATTTGCAAGATTAGTTGCTGTACCAGTAATATCAATACCATAAGAACCACTAAGTCTAGAAGTGCTAATTGTTCCAGTGTTTATATTAGCGGCATCGGATAAATTAAATGCTGTAATAGCAGTTCCTGCATTTCCAGAAATATTAATAGCATAAAGACCTGGTGTTAAATCAAATGCAGTTGAAGCAGAAGAAACATTAATATTATATGATCCAGTTAATCTTGCTGGGTTTATAGTACCAGTAAGGATATTTGCAGCATTAAATAAGTTAATTGATGTATTGGCAGTTCCATCAATATCAATACCATAAGTTCCTGATAATCTAGATGAACTTATAGTACCAGTAGTAATATTAGCAGCATTGTTAAGTATATTTGAACTAGTTACATTAATTCCATAATTACCAGATAATCTGGAAGAACTAATTGTTCCCGTAGTTATATTCGCAGCATTATTTAATGTATCCGCACTCGTTGCGTTTCCTTCTAAAGGTCCAACAAACTTATTTGCGGTTATAGTTGTAGCACCAACAATACCACTATTTGTGAGGTTTAAATTATCACCAGAAGCCAACTCCTGAATTTGTTTAGTTGTTGGATTGGCTATAAGTGGAAATCTGTCCGTCATTAGTTATTGCTGGTACTTTTTTTCTTATAATATATAGGTTTCATTCTATGGAGCATTTTTAAACAGTTCCAACACCAACAGTAGAAGAAGATGTTTTACCTGTATCAGGATTGAAATAATATGTTTGTGGTTCAAACTGCTTCAAGTCTTTTGATCGCAATACTGCAAGTTCTGCTTTGAGTTTATTGACCTCAACATCACCATAAACTCTTCCTTGTAAAATAGAAAATGCTTGTCCTTCCATATTATCTCGTATACTTCTCAAAGCACTTGCTGATGAAATTAAACTATCAATCCTTGGAGTGTTTCTTGCTATAATCGTATCTCTATTTGTTTCCGCATTAGTAATCGCAGTATCAAGTGGATTGCAAGTACCAGCACTTGGATTTATTGAAGATACATTTGCATAACCAATACCAAAGGGAGAAGTAAGACCAAAACCAACAGTAACTATATCACCCTCTTGTGCGTAGGTAGATGATGTAGATGATGCAGGAAATCCACCAATGCCAAAAATAAAAGTATTTTTTATAGGCCATTGATTATTTCCTGGATAATAAGTCGCAGCACCTGCACCGCAAGGAGGTTCTGGGTATGTTTCTCTTAAGTATTTTTCATCCTCATTTAACTGTGCGTCTGTTTTATTCGCAAAACTAGAAGTAATTACCTCTTTCCATTGGAAAGGACCAACTGGACTTCCGTTATTTACCCTTACTAACTTATTACCAAAACCAAGTGTATTATTTCCCATAATTCCAATAGTTACTGGGTCTACAGGATTATTAGAATAATCAAATGTAGTTGCTTCAGTTTGTGTAGTTCTTATATCTGTAAAATTAGTATTGGTTACTGTTTTTATAGCAGCACCGCTCAAAATAATAGATGGAAATGTTGATAAAATACCAACATTAAATGTTCCACTTGTTGTACTACCAATTGCAGCAGAACTAACAATTATACTACTTACAGTCACTGATGTGCTTATCATTGAACCAACACCAGCACCACCATAATTTGGATCCCAGACCATTTGAGATGTGGTTGTTGTTCCAATTCCAGCAACTGTTGTATTTGGTGCCAAAACATTAAAAAGACTAACATTATCTCCAATATTAATATCACCAGTTGTTCCAACTCCAGTTTTTGTTATGGTTGTAGAACCAAAACTAATAGAACCACCAAATGCTGTAGAGGAACTACCTACAATTATAGTAGTTCCAAATCCAATAATTGAAGGTAAATTTGATGGAGAAAATGCTGTTGGGTTATCTATATTATCAGTAATTGTATCTCCAACTTCCAAATCTGTTGTACCATCACTGCTTGTTATTGCTAAACTTGTACTTCCTACACTAATAGTACCTAAAAATTCTTTAACAATATTTGCACCATAATCTTGATTTTGTGGTTTTCTATAATACTTTGCTCCATAATAACCATAATCCGTTTTTACATTTGGATTTTTCTTACACTCATATATTGTAGTAAAAAAATTAAGTCCACCAAATTTATATTGATTTGTTCCCATTTGTTCCCAATATAAATCACTTTTACAACCAGCAGTAATTCTAGCATCATAAGCAGTTTTTACTGATGCAATCGCAACATTAATCTCATCAACAAGAGGTATAATTTCTTTATCAATATTTTCAATAATAACATCAACCCGATCAATCTTAACATCCATAATTGTTAATTGATCTTTTAGCACCTCAACTTCTGCAAGTTTTCGGTCTAACTCTTTTTCTTGATCAGCAATAAGGATTGCTATAATTGAAGTGTCTTTGTTTGATGTACCTGTTCTTTTATCGTCTAATTGTTTTTGAAGAGGATTTGATTTATTTGATGAGTTCTCATAATAATCTTGTGATAGTCCAGTAGATGCAAAATATTGTGCTACAGTAGAATTAATCTGTTGTATTTCGGCAGCAAAATCTCTTTCATTAGTCATAATAATTAATTATATTCTATTTCTTTACGGTAGTTAAACATATTTATTGTACTATTGCATTGCCAGAAGAAGTATATTGTCTATTATCTCCAGGGTAATCATCATATGTTCCTTCATACTCTGGAATATTTTTATCAGTATCTGCTCTCTCACCATAAACAGTATAATAACAATTTACAGAAGAACCACAATTATTTTTAATTAAAATTCTAGTTCCCCATTCAATCTTATCAACATACAATTCTTGATGTGTTCCAATTGGTGTCAAATTTACCGTAATTGTTTCTGGGTCTACCAACTTTCTCCAATATTCTGGCAATTCAATTACGTTTGATTTATTCAGTTGTCCTCGTACATATACATCTGCAGTTGGTCCTTCAATACAAATATGCCTTAATCTCCATCCTTCTTTTGTTGGATGTGGAATATCAAACTTTTTTTTAGTTGCCAGTGCTAAAATAGTAGTAGGATTTATTCCTTTTGTTCCAGTTACATTGCCGACAATTACAGCTGCTTTAACCAATGGAGCAGTTACAACTGCTTGACAAACCTTTGGTCCTTGTGTTATTTGTACCGCAGCATTTGATTTAAGACCAAGAATTGATTTAAATGATGCTTGAATTTCAGCACCAATCTTATTAGTAAATCCAAAAATATTTGATAGTGCTAAATCATTTATAGTTCCTGATGTATTTGTAATACCAGCAAAATTAGAAATTCCAGTCACTTCAAGAGAAACAGGAAGAGTAACTCCAGGTATAGGAGGACCAATCATACAAGTTGCTCTCGCAATTCCAATCTGTGGGGTTAATCCAATATAACAAGGTCCATTTATAACTGCTGTTCCAGGGACAAGTTTATCACCAGCAGTTAAAAAAGACATATCTAGTTGCCCTACAACTAGTTTTTCTCCTACATTAGAAACAGTACAATCGGCCATAATTATTATCCTCCTGGTTTATCTTCACAAATGGAACTAAAGAATTTTTTAAATCTTTTAATCGCTTGAAGTATTTGACCCAAGAAAGAAGAACTATCAGCATCTACACCAGAACTAGTAGTCACTTGTCCTGATGCAGTTAGTTCAGCAGAAGCTCCTCCAGCAATACTAGAACTTTGAGATGCAGCTAAAGTTATATTTGTTCCTTGACCTCCTACTATTGGAGCATCCATATTAACTTGTTTTGATGCTTGTAGTGTAATTTCACCACCTTTACCATCAACACCAACTAAACGAATATTTGCTGCTTCTAAAATAATTGTTCCATTCTTTGCCCTAATATGAATATCTCCATTTGCTGCGTCAATGGTTTTTGCTGGAGTTTTATTATCAGTAAGTTTTTCTCCACACAATTCCATTGATGTTGCTTTATTTCTAATCATCAAATTTCCATTTTGATAAAATATAATTCCTTGATTATTATCAGTAGAAACCGAATAATCTACCTTACCTTGTGATGGACAAGATGTTCCAGATTCAATTCTAATCCCTGGTTTTTGATCTATAAATGGGTCGCTCATACACAATCTATTACCGATGTTACAATTCCAGAAATCACTGCTTGTTGATTAATCGTATTAAATACTGGAGTAAATTTCATAAGTGGAACAACATTTGCAGCAACTCCTGTTCTGGTATTTATAGTCAATGTTGGTGTCCCTTTAAATCCACAAATTGGATTTAGTAATGGTTTAATTCCAATAATAGCACCAGAACCAGGAGATACTATTGGTACATAAGTATTTTTACCATCAGTAATTAGATCACCAGTTGTATAACCATATCCAGGTGCAATTACAATCACGTCTTCAACACAACCAGACACTTCACCAGAATTTGCAGTACCAGTCCCAACATTTGTATAATTTCCTGGTTTATATCCAGAACCAGTATCAGTTAAATAAATTGATCTTAAAGAACCATTATTGATAATTGCTTTTGCGTTTGCACCATTTCCATTTCCTGTATTATCTACAACTCTAACCGTTGCATTACTATACCCAACACCACCACTATTAACTTCAATTGAAAATATTGAACCATTTTCATCTACAATTGGAGTAGCACTTGCACCAACACCATCACCAACAATTCTAACAATTGGTGGAATAGAATTGATATATCTTGCACCAGTTGGTAATGGGATAATATCATCTTGACTTGTTGGATTAATTACCCTTTCATTACATTGACTAAATGCATTATTAAATACTCCAGTTATTCCAGCATAAAGTGGAGTTTCACCAAAAGCGGCTTCAATTGAACCTAACCCATCACTCACACCTTTAAATGCATTCACATTACCAACCATTTTATTCCAATCATCTGCTTCTTTTTCACTTGGACCAAAATTAGCAGCCCATACACTTGGAGTTTCACAAGCAAGACCAGTACACTCAAGAAAACTAAAAATTTGTGATGCTAATGAACTTGCTTGATTTAAAATTCCAGAAACAGTGGAAAGACCACCAGTCAACCAACCAATTCCAGACAGAATTGTAGAAAGTGCATTTTCAATACTATCCATTACTTTTGCTAAAATTCCAGCAGTCCATTGCTCTACAGCACAAACTGGTGAATTGATTGTGTTTGATGCTAAATCTCCAAGAAGTCCTTGAATAAAATCAATAATTCCAGCAGGTAGTTTTTCAAGAATACAAAAAATAATATCCAATATCCTTTTCAATACTTCTAAAATAACTGTTTGTTGTGAAGGTGGAAATTTCAATCCAACAAGTTTTCTAAAAGCCCAAGTAATACATTTGAAAATTGTATTTCTTAAATTATTAATAATTAATTTTACAATACCACCAATTTGTCTAGCACAATTCGCAATTGATTGCCCGATGTCTACAATCTCATTTAATACAGGGTCAATATAAACACCCAAATATTGATCTAAACCATTTGTGACCGCAATAAAATTCTGAAGTCCTTGTGTAATTTGACCAATTAAATTATTTTGACATCCATTTGGTTTTATGAATGGATCTCTTCTTGAAAATGCTCCCCCAATAGCATTTGCTGAAAACGCAGGTACATCCTTAAGAACCCCAGCAATTATATCTCTATTTGGTATGTCTACTAAATTATTATTTTTATCAAAAATACCTTCTGATGGTTTGTATGTGTATGACTGGTTTAATTGATCTTGTGGTAATGGTGTTGTTTCTGCTGATTGTGTATTTCTTTCCTCTGTTGTTGCATTTTGATCTATTCCCTTTTCACCTCTTTTATTTCTCTGTGTAGTTTGTGGACTATTTCCAGGGTGTCCTGTAAATGGTTTAAATCTAGAACTTTTTTCCTTTTTGACTACATCTTCTGTCTGTAAATTCTTAACACCATCACTACGATACAATAATCCAATAACAACAGGTTGTTGTCCGTCATCACCATCTAAGAAGAAACCAAAACAAGTTTCTCCACCTTTTAGATTTATTGTTCCACCAATTCCTCCTTGTATACTACCAAAGGAGGGGTCAAGCATAATTTGAGCCCAAGGCAAATCATTATCTGATAAAATATCCCCATCAAAAGAATGATACCCTACAATTCTTACTTTACATCTTGCCGCCCAATCACCTTGATTGGAAAATTGAGAACCTTTTTCCCAAGTGTCCTTTTTAGCAACTTGCCCTATCCACCAACTGAAACCATCCTTTCCAATATAATTGGATTTTAATAAAGCCTCTTCAATCATCGTAAATTCTACACTCCTGTGCTTCTGGGTTTAAATCACAAAATAATTCTAATGAATTTGGTATTGTATCAGCATCTGGATGATGCTTTTGATATTCTAAAAGTTCTTCTAGATATGAGTTTAAATATCTTTTTCTTTGTTCATTTAATGATGTGGTTTCTAATTCTTCACATATATCGTTGATAAGTTCTTGTAGTTCCATTTTCTTTTATTTATTTGAACTATAAAGACCGTAACTATCACGAATTAATCTCAAACTTGTAACCATTTGCCCACCTTCAAAGTGATGTCTCAATTCTTTAATTAAATAATATCCACTTTGCTCTTCATCTGATACCGGATTAACACTTCTATCTATTCGTGGAAATTCTGCTTTTATAATTCCACCAGCCTTCAAATTTACATTACAAGGAACAACCATATTTAGTGCTTGCGTAAACAATAAATTGTATCTAGAATAAGACATAGCCATATCAGCACCACTTCTTAACTTATCACTTATAGAACCATCTGTTTTTAATGATCCCCTATCTGATGTTCTCACCATAATACGAGAAATGCTATCACCAAATTCATCAGATACAGCAATACTTTCAGCACCACCTAATTTTCTTTTAACTTGATCTTTTACTTTATACTTATAAATGTCTAAAGTGTTGGTATATAAATCATAAAAATAAGTTTTATTCACATACATACCAACTCTTAATGATTTCATTAAGTCAATATTCTTTTCATAATTATAATTTAATATATTAAAATTAGTTTTTATCTGGTTTTCCTCAATTACCTGTGTGAAAAGATACTGTGGGATATTTTCTTTATCAGCACTATTAGTTTGTATCTTTGTGCTTGAAACCAAACTATCAATACTTCTAAAATTAAATCCATCTTTGTTTTCATAAAATAAGAAACCAGCAGTTCCTCTTGCTTCTTCACCAGAAGTTCCTGAATTTTGTCCGTTTGCTGGAACTGCCTTTGGTCCTAACCAAGTCAAAACGTGAAATGGTTTGCGATTATTTCCAATAAAAGAATAATCATTCGATGTTTCTTCTATATTTTCACTCTTATATTTTTTAGTTTTTAAATCATTTTTAAGAATTTTAGTTACAGTCGTCTGTAAATTTCCTCTATAAATTGTTTCACATCTTGAAGTTTCATTTGTTAATCCTTCACGAGAAACAAGATGCAAAGTAAACATTTCATTTGAATGTTGTGCGTCAAGATTACTTACTTTATAAACATATAAGTCATCAAGTAAAAATTCACCAAAAGCAGTATCAACACTAATTGTAACTTTCTCTCCACCACGAATTGGTAAGATATTAAACAAAGACGAACTATTGATTAGTTCTGCAATAGCAGTCACACAAGGAGATAAAATATCCTCAAAATAATCAAAAAACAAACAAGAGTTTGTAACATCAACAGTTGTCTTACCATCCAAAGTTTGAATGGTGAAAAAATTTGGTTTAAATGAGCCTACTGCTATAGCCATTACGTTGCGGAAAGATTAGTGAGTAACATTGTTTTCATGAGACTATTTACCACTTGACCTTCTGTTGGTCCAGGCATAATTACAGTTCCACCACCTCCACCTCCCCCAACAGGAATGAAGACTGGTTTTTGTTGTCCTCCACCACCTCCACCCATCATTATAGGCATAATCACAGAAGAACCACCACCTGGTTGATTGTATGAAGTATAATACTGAATATTCTGTGGAGCAACTGGAAGGTTCATTGGTGCTGCTGCAACCATAGAAGACATTTGAGGAACTTGCATCATTTGTGGTGATGCTGCTACTTGTGTTGCTTGTTGCTGTTGTGATGCTACTTGTGGTTGTTGTGGTTTATTCTTATCTTGCATTCCCAAATCCATATTTGGTGCTTCTGTTCCTTTAATTTCTCCTTTCTTTTGTGCTAATCCAGATTTAGAATTGGGAGTTAAATGCCCTATCCAAGTATCAGTTCCTTGAATATACCCCGCATTTCCACCTCTACCAAATCCACCATAATCACTTCCAGTAGGTCCAACCTGTGTAAGTGAAACAGGAACTTTTGTTCCCTTCCTAACAAAAACATCAATTGAATTTCCAGTTCCACTATGAGTATGTGCTTGTCTTGCACCTTCAACATATTTCCTTATTTCATCATCACTATATTTTTTTCCTGGAAGCAAATCAACACCAGGATTTAAATATACAGGAGAACCTTGTTGTAATAATGATTTAACGGTCATTGTTGTATCCCTAACAACACTTGCCGAACTTGACCCCTGAAAGTGCCCGTGAACCCATCCAGCAGTATTTTTAACATTTCCTGTTTCTCCAAATTCTGCATTTCCACTTCCATAACTTATTGGACCAGATGGTTCTTCTGGTGGAGTTGGTTGTTCATCAGCAGATAATTCTTCATCATAACCAGTTGGTTGTTCTGTTTGTTGAGAAACACTCCCAAACATTCCCATCGCAACTCCATTTTGAAATCTACTCACAGCAGCATCAAATTTACTTATGATATCAGCAAAAGATCCAGATCCACCAGTAAGTGCTTTTTGTTTTGCTTCTTGTGCTTTTAATCTTTCGGAAAGTTTTTGTTTAAGAGCACTTCCACCTTCATATACTCTATCAGCAGCAAATCCACCAAGAAAACTACCAGCCATATTTCCAATCACAAAACCAAGTCCAGGAATAGGAATAAGTGTTTGTCCGATTACTCCACCAAGCAATCCACCAGCAAGTGCTCCACCTGCTCCTGCTGCTGCTTTTCCTACACTTTCACCTTCCGCAAGACCAGTCGCAAAATCAAGTCCAGCAAATAGTGCATTACCAACACCAACTGCTCTCATACCACCAATTTTTAATTTTGGTCCTTTAAGTGTTGGTTTTGGTGGTCTTACATTTGATGGTCTTTGTGGTTTTCCAAACTTTCCTCTACCTGGAAACATATTACCAACAAATCCAGCAAGGTCTAATGCTCCACTAAACAAAGATCCTAATAGATTTCCTGGTCTTCCAAAATTATTTGCGATATTTAAACTCGCAAGTGCTCTTATTTTTTTCTTATCTGGTAATTTTAGTTTTTCTAATGACCTTTTTTCTATTTCTAAAAATCTATTAAAACCACTAAAATCACTTTGAAATCTCGTCAAAGAGTTTGACCTTGAACCAAGAGAAACAATATTATTTGCCGCAGCAACTAATGGAGAAGAAAGTGTTTTTTTCATTATCCGTCAACGATATTATAAACCATTCTAGAATAAAGAACCAAGAAATTATCTGGATTTGATGTTGGTAAAAATGGAACTGATGGTCCACTCCCCTGTGAAGGAGGAGGACCACTCATTCCACCACCACCTGTTTGTTGTTGTCCCCCACCACCCAAATTAATCGGCATTACGACAGGTTGTTGTGTTGCTGCTGGTTGTGCTACTTGTTGTGCAATTTGTTGTCTTGCTTGTGTTGATGTTGGTGCTGCTGCTACTTGTGGTGTTGCTGCTACTTGTGGTGTTGCTGAAACAATAGGTTTATTACCACCACTTTTAATATTTTTTAGTTCAGATATAGTTTGCGTGTATTTTTTGCCTGCTGCATTTCTACCAGCGGATGCATCTTGGTAGGTCATATCTACAGTTCCACCAAGTTTATTAGCATTAATTTGTCCCTGAGGAAGTCCTCTCCACGTTCCAGAAATTTTTTGTAAAAATTGTTCTTCTGTTATTTTTCCAGATAAAAAATCATTCATTCCATGACTGGACCTAAGTTCATTTAATGTGATAGCATCTTGAACTTGTGGAGTGAATTTAGTATTCTCATCAAATCCAGCTTTTTTAGCCCTTTCAAGTAAAAATTGAGGCATTTGTTGATATTTTCCAATTGCACCATTCGCATTTTTTGCTAGCCATCCAATTGTCTTTTCTGATGCTTTGCCTGCTGTTTTTCCTGCACTTGTATTAAAACTATCATAACCTTCTGGTCCTTGTTCTACTGACGCAATAAGGTCTAATACTCCCTTTTCTCCAGTTGTTGTAACTCCTTTTGATCCACCTGGAGGTGGAGTTTTATCTTCTTTTTCTTTTTGTTTTTTATCACCTCCACCAGAAGAACCAGGAGGTTGTTGTTTTGGTTTTTGTTTGTTATTTTCAAATAACTTGCTAATCGCATTTGCAAACTTATCAACAATTGAAGAAAATTTATCAATCGTATCACCAGGAATTTCTGGTGATGTTCCTGCTGCTTGTGCTCTTGCCTGTGGACTATCAGAAAGGGCATTTACTGCTGCTCCACCAGCAGCACCAAGTCCCAAAGCACCAGCACCAAGAGCAAGCATTTTACCCTTACCACCAATTCCTCTCACCATTCTTCCAAGTCGTCCTTTTGGGGCAGATTTCTTCAATCCACCACCAGGAATATCAACATCAAGATTTAATCCTCCACCACCAGAAGGTGAAGCAACAGGAAGATTGGATAATTGCTTTACAATTTTAATTATAACTTGACGAATTAATTTTGCAACATCAAAACTTTCAGTAAATGATCTCTTAAGTGCTTCTAAATTATCTCTTAGTCTATCAATATTTTTTTTATTACCAAAGAAGTTTATAAAACCTAAGGAAGTTTTATATACAGTTAAAAACTTACCAAGAATACCAATTGGTTTTGCGTCATCTACTTGCTTTATTCTTTTTTGATAATCAGCAGAAAATCCTTGAAGTGTCTTATTAATCTTACTTGTTACGTTATTATTAATACTTGTAGATATTGTACTTACAATACTACCTGTTGCTGAGGGTGCTGGTTGAACTCCTGCTCTTTGAAAACCTACAATTTTATTTGCAGCACCATTCACAACAGAAGCACCAAGTAAAGAACCACCCGAAATAAAGTTCTGTGCTGCTGCTCTGTTTTTATTCTGTCTTCCTACTATTTTTTCTGGACTAAGAACAGAACTAACCATTTTGTTGTTGCTGCTGTTTTAATTTTTCTTCTTCAATATGTTGCTGTAAAAGTGTTAAGTAAATATCCCTTTCCCAAGGAATCATACTTTCAATCTCAGTTAATGAATATTTATGGAACTGCATTAAGGCAAAATTAATTCTAAAATATGACTCTAGTTCCATATGAGCCATACTTAACCGAAAAAAGATGTTAAACCCTCCAACGTCACTTCACTTTCAACTTTAGTTTTTGGATTTGTGACTTTCACCGTATGAGAAAGTCTAGGCATTGTATCAAAGAACTTTTCAACTTTTTTAAATTGATTTGAGTCCAATGTTTCAATCCAATCAGTCAATTCTTTTTTACTACAATCAGCAGCAGACCAACTTTCATCTGAAGTAAAAACAACATCAATACAAGAAGCAATAATTTCTAATGACCTTTCAATATTTGATGAACTTTGGTCTGCACTAAAATCAAAATTAGTTTTAATAAATTGATCCAATGAAGGATACTTCATCCTCAAAACCAATTCAGCATCGAGATGAATGTCTGTACTATGTTCTGGGTCTTTTTCAACTTGAATTTGGTCTATAAACACAGTTACTGGAACTTCTGTTTCTCCATCATCAGAACAAGTTATAATTAAATCAAGACTTTCACCAACTGACTTACCACGAACATTTAAAAAGATATATTCAATATCAAAGGTAGGTAGTTCTTCTACTTTAATTCCTTTTGTTAAAATACAATCTTTTAATACTTGCTTAATTGCATTTGTAATTTCTTTTGTGCTTTGACTTTCAAGAGCAAGAATTAATATCTTCTCTTCTTTGACTAGAAATGGTCTGTATTTAATTGTTTTTCCAGTTGATGGTAAAACCAATTCATACGTTGGTGTAGAAATCTTTGGTAAAGGCATAATTTATTCAGTCATTAAATTTATTTATTGGTTGAGCAATGTACCGTAATTCTTTTCCATCACATATCTTATATACTGGAATGTAACTGTTGTTTTTACGATTTGACTTCCTTCATAAGTCAAAGGCATAGCAGTAATATTTGTTGGAAATGCTTCAATCATTCTGTAAGTTATCTGTGGTGAGAATTTTATATCATTTGGGTCATCACTATTGAAATTCCTTTCAAATTTTGTAAGTGATATAATTCTCTTATAGTCATCTGGATATCTAAATCGAAAGAAATCTGTTTTTTCTTTTCCAACACTATTTCCTTGTCCTATTGGACTTGGTGGTAATAAACCAGTACCAGCATATAATGGATTAATAAAATTCATCCATTCTTCAAAAAGACGAAGTAAATTATATTGGTCATCAACATAAAAGGTAACTGTAAATTCTGGAAAAATTCTTCTTGTTGGAAATCTTTCAATTGTTCCCTGACGACTTCCCATTTCTTCTGTTACGTCAAACTGAACTCCAGGAATAACTGCTTCAGCACAATAAAAATCATAAAGAAAAGGATTTGTTCTCCTAGCACTTCTTTCTTTGTTATAATTAATAACACCAGAAGATTTCAACCAATCCATCAATTCACTTCCACCATCTGTTAGATGTAGTGATACTTTAAATTGACTAGTAAGAGATAAATTACCAAAAATAGTTCTTGCGCCAGGCAAATTATTTGATGAATTACCATCAGTCATCTTAACGTATATTGGTCCTATCTCTGGAAGTCCTCTTCCTGGAGCTTTAGTAGCCATCTATAAATATCTTAAGTGTTTATAATATGTATGCCTCGTAAAGAAGATAGTAAATATAGACAGGGAAAATATAGACCACACAATCCACAAAAGTATGGTGGTGACCCATCAAATATTGTTTATAGATCTTCTTATGAATTGAAGTTTATGCAATATTGTGATTTGACTGAAAGTGTGAACTCTTGGAAAAGTGAAGAATTTTGTATCGCATACCGTTCACCAATTGACGATAAAGTTCATAGATACTTTCCTGACTTTTTTGTAAAATATAAAGATAAAGACGGAAATAATAGAACTCTTGTTGTTGAAATCAAACCAGCAAAAGACTTAAAAATGCCCGAAACAAACCCAAAAAGAAGAACAAAGTCTTGGGCTTATTCAGTAAAAATGTGGGTAGTCAATCAAGCAAAGTGGGAAGCTTGCCGTGAATATTGTAAAGATAGAGGTTGGGAATTCAAGGTGTTCACCGAACGTGAGTTGGGGATAAACGTAAAATGATTGCAGACGACATTAGAAAACAAGCAGGCAACAAATATCGTAGTATTGACTGGTGGACCAATTCATTAATGAATGAATTAAGAAATCAACAAAATAGAGATATTAATGAAGCAGATACTGGATTTATAAAACCAGGAGATTTGGTTTTCTTTTTATATTCCGCAAAGTATCCACAAAAATATGAATACTGGGATAAACACCCTTTGTCTTATATTTTAGATATTAGTTTTAATGAAGGATGGTTTCTTGGAGCAAATCTTCATTACCTTAATCCACAATATCGTGGAGGTGTCGCACAATCCTTTCTAAATAAAGAAGGAGTTGTAAACGCACCCAAGAAAACTTTACACAAATACCTCTTCTCTGGGGTAATTACTGAATTCTTTAAAGTGCCTGAAAAAGAATGGAGAGAAGTATCGTTGCTTCCAACAGAGAAGTTTGTTGATAAAAGAGGTCAACCAGTGTTTAAAACTAAAGTTTGGGACGCACCATAAATGGCTTATGAAGTATTAAAAGATAATTACTATCGATCATCTGTAGGACCATTGGGCCTTGAACTTGGAATTAGATACGATCCTGTAACTGGTAATTATGAGTTAAAAGAAAAAAATTTACTTGGTTATGACGCAATATCGGGAAATGCAATATTTTATGAAAATGGTACTTTTAGAGGTGATGCATTAAGAGACCCAAGATTGTTTGTAGATGGAGATCCAAACAAGATTACCCCATTTGCTCAACAATTATCAGTAGACATAAGAAAAAAAGTATATGCAGCATATCAAGCAAAAGGAGGTACTGCTGGTGGAAATGTAGTTAATGCTAGTGCAAGACCAGCAAATCAAAATAGTCAAGCAGGAGTAAACAATAGTTTTCCAGGAACAAATCCAGGAATAGCAACAGCAGTACCAGGAATAGGTGGTATATTAGCAGCACCACCAGGACAAGGAAACTTTTTTGATCCTGGATTTGCTGCTCTTGCTAATCTCAATTTTAATAGCAACAATGAAAAAGATATTTTCAAAGATGAAGGTCTTTTATTATACCCAGTTGATATTTTAAAAAATCAACAAGATACATTACAAATTACAATGTATCGTTATAGAGCACCACTAGAAGGAGTATTTAGTGGAACGGTAAATCCAGCAGATATTGCAAAAAATGGATTACAAAGAAATAGTGCATTAAAAGAAAGAATTGCGACTACCATTTTACCAATTCCTTCTGGTATTCAAGATAATAATGCTATAAGTTGGGGTGATGATAGTATGAATAATTTAACAGCAGCAGTAACTGCTGGAGTTTCAAACAATGTAGGACCACAAATTGGAATTCAAGCAGCACTTGGATTATTAAATTCAACAACAGGAGGAAGTTTACCGACAGGAGCAGCAAATCAACTTGCTGCTTTGGCATCTGCTGGTGTAGGATTAGATAATCCTTTAGCAAAAGCTTCAATTGTTTCACAAATATTAAAAAATGCTGGTTTTGAAGTTCCAGCAGAAACCATTTTAGCAAGAGGATTTGGAATTGTTCCAAACTCAAACCTTGAATTATTATTCCAAGGTCCAACACTTCGTCAATTTGGATTTACTTGGCGTATGAGCCCAAGAAGTGCTAAGGAAGCAAGAAATGTAAAAAGAATTATTCGTCTATTTAAACAAGGTAGTGCTCCAAGAAAATTAAACTCACAGTCTGGTGCTGGTGCTAGGTCCTTTTTTCTTGGAACTCCAAATGTTTTTAAACTTTCATACAAAACAGGAGATAAAGAAATATCTGGATTAAATAAATTTAAGATTTGTGCTCTTGTTAATATGAACGTAATTTATGCTCCTGACGGTCAATGGGCTGCATATGATGAAGGACAACCAGTGTCCGTACAGATGACTTTAAACTTCCAAGAAATTGAACCAGTATATGAGAGTGATTATCAAGAAGGTATTTTCAAAGACAATAATATCAATCTTGGTGATAATTATTCCCCAGTAAAACCAGACGATGTAGGGTACTAAAAAATGCCGTATTTCAGAGAACTTCCAAATTTTGAATATATTTCAAATTTTCCTAATCAGTCATTCAATAATGATTATGTTGTAACTAAAAATATATTCAAAAGAGCAAAATTAAGAACTGATCTTTCAAGTGCTATAACTGCTTTTGAATATTACCAAATTATTGATAATGAAAGACCAGACCAAGTTGCTGCAAAAGTTTATGATAATGCAGACCTAGATTGGGTTATTTTAATAACCAATAATATAACAAATATTAACCAACAATGGCCTTTAGATAATAATAGTTTTTATAAGTATCTTATTGATAAGTATGGAAGTGATGAAGAACTTTCAAAAATAAAATACTATGAAACAGTAGAATTTAGAGACGAATATGGGCGTGTTGTAATTCCTGGTGGTTATATAATTGATCCACCAAAATCATTATCATTTACAACCACTGAAAATCAAAATGATTATATTTTAACTGAATTTCCAAATGATAATTTAGGATATGATATTACAACAACCCTAAATCAATATCTTCCAGTATACAGAAATAATACAGAAACCACACAAGGAATTATAACTGATATTCAAAAAAACTTTTCTACATTAAAAGTTGATGGAAGAGAAAATAAAATTGATATTAGTATCACAAATACTTTAAATAATTGGCCTGCTAGTTGGGGAGGAAAAACATCAGTAGTAGGAAGAAATGAAACTACTACTATTCAAATTCTTGATATTATTTTTGAAAATGATGTAGTACTTGATCCAACATTATACGAAATTATTGGTGAAGAAGTAAATGGTGAAATTGTTCCAGTATTTAAATTAAAACCACAAAACTAAATAAAATAAAAATCAAATGTCTACTCCAACTCTTTTACCTGGTATAAAAATAAAAATAAAAACAAAAATCCAAGCAATATCAATTACCAATACAAATAAAAGTACATCTACAACTGAAGCAATTAAAGAAGTAACTAATTATGAATATGAAGTTTTAGAAAATGAAAAGAAAAGAAAACTTCTAATCTTAAAACCACAATACTTAGCAGTCTTTATAGGTGATTTTAAGAATATTATGAAGTATGCGGAATCATCACAATTTATAGATCAAAATACCAAACGTGGTTATAATCCAAAAATTACTGGGGTGTGAACCCTACAGACAAAAAAATACCCCCGATTTTTTTCGGGGGTAAAATGGATTTAAAAGGTGATTTTGGAATCAAGACTCTGCGAGTTTTTGAAAATAACTCATCGCATCATCCTCGTCCTCGTCATCAGCACTAGAAGCAGAAGGACGAACTGAAACAGTTTCCTTCACAGAACGTGAAACTTCAACCTCTTCATCTTCACCAATCGTCTCTGGATCTTGGAACTTGGGAGTTCCTTTGAGACCAAGAGTGTAATCAAGACGCTTCTTCAAATCATCATAAGACTTAAACTCACTTGGATCAACAAAATCATTCAAATTACTGAGTGATTTATAAATTGTTTCCAGTTCATCATCATCTTCAAGAAGAGCAGTAGACGATGCAAACTCTGATTTATCATAGTTCCAATAACCATCTTTCTTCACCAACTTCAGTTTGAAATTAGCACCCTTCCAGAAATCAAAAGGATTGATTGGTTCTTCATCATCAAACTCTGGTTGCATAGAAGCCATAATCTTATCAAAGATTTTCTTACCAAACTTATAAAGGAACACTCGTCCCTCATTCGCAGGATTAGCAGGATCTTTTACAACATAGATATTTGAAAAATAAGAAAGTTTACGTTTTTGTTTACGTGCTTCTTCCTTATCACGATCAGAACCAGAGTTCCAGAGAACACGGTTCTTCTCACATACAGGACAGTTTTGACCCAAAGTAGTAAGGCAATTATCAATCAACCAACCACCAGTGCCTTGAAATGCGTGAGACCAAACCTGTGTCCAAGGTAGATCGCAACCTTCAGGAGCAGGAAGAAAACGGATTACAGCAGAACCAGTTCCACCTTTATCCATTACAGGTTTCCAAAAACGGTCATCGTCTTTAGAACCACCATCGTTGAGTTTCTCAACTTGTTTGATGAGTTTCTCGGTTAAAGAACCCATCTTAGATTGCTTTTTAAGATCAGCAAAAGACATTTGTATTCTCCGTATTAGTAGTATTTGAAGTATTGTACGTATTAAGTATAGCAGGTATAAGGTCAGTCGTCAAGGGACTTTTCAAGTTTTTCAATTGACTCTTCCATCTTCGCAAAGAATGTATTGATATCATCTCCTGGTTCTAATCCAAACATCATAGCAGAATCAAGAATTCGATTCTTCATTTCTATTGCGTCTGGGTCATCAGATAGAGACATTCTAAAAATAAAAACTTTTTGTTTTTCCAAAAACTTTTTCATCGTTTCTAGATGCTCCCTTTTTTTATCTGAATCTGAAAAAGGAATTTCCATCAATTCATTAAAGAGTTTATGCTGAAGTTCATCAAGTTCAAATAAAGATTCTCTGACTTGTTCTGAATCAAAAAACCCACTCATAAAACAATCTCCTTGAGAATTTCTTTATACTTTGCTACGTCAATATTTATGAAAGGCTGATACTTTCTGATTCTTAAACTGACGGTTTCCCACACTGGGTCTGTTAGTTTCTTATCAAACTTTTTCACATATCCCAATATCATATCCAATATCACCATTGTTTCCAAACTGATTGCTTTTTGAAAATACTTTTTGAGAATTTCTGGATGTTGATTATTTTTAATCCCAAATAATTCTACAAAACTATCTTTGTTTATGAAGACTTCTGCTTCTGTTTTGAATAAGTAAAAAAGACTTTGAGATTTCTTCATCCAATTTGTATAAATTTGCTCTCCATTTTCAATGATCTCACCAATCCATAAAGATTGTGTGTCATTACATTCTGCAAAGTTTGCTACAAAATATGCTTTGATTTCTTCATCATCCTT